CTATCATCTTCAATTTCATTACTGAAAACCAAATCTTCACTTCTAATCTTTTTCAAATTCATTTATACTCATCCTTTCGTATATGTTATCCGACACCTGCAAATTCTCCATAATATTTCTGTCTCATTTCTTCTGCAAACTTTCCAGCTTCTTCAAGTTGCTCTTTAGGGAAAGTTCCTAAAACGACACATTTTTTATTTATTTGTATTTGCACTGTCCATTTTTGCATCTCTTTGTTCCAAGATACATTTCTATAACCAGAAGTATTATTTATGTTCTTTCCTTTTCTGTTCGTTAAGTTGTTTTTATTGGAAATTATTCTAAGTTTAGACTTTCTATTATCAAGAGTATTATGTTCGATATGATCTACATATTTTGTAGTATTCATTATGAATTGATGTAATGATACTATTTTATTTCTTGGTTGTCCGTTTTTACCACCTAAATAAACGGTTGCAAATACATAATAGCTTTTAGTATTTTTTAAATATCTTGAATACCATGTATATGGAAAATTAATTACTCTTTCCAAATCTTCTAAATCTATAATTGTCCAAAGACTTTCTTTGCCATTTCTTCTTTGTAATTCGATTTTTGCTATTTGGTGTTCTTCATCTACTATATAATTATTTCCTTTCTTTTTACCGCCTGCTATAATTATCACCTCTTTTCATAAAAATCAGATGAGTTGTTGCTTTCCTGTGAAGTTATCACCCACTAATTACAATATTTCTCAATACCTTGTGTCATAATATCTCTTAATTCATCTTCCTCATATGTAGAGCCAAACTGCGACCAACTACAACTATATTCTGTATCATTGTGTACTAACGCAAGTTTAAATACACTACCACCATAATTCTTATATGCATCTAATTTGATAGCTTTAATATGAGGAATTTCTAAACACCAATTATGCTCTTTATATTCAAACTGAATATTAGTAGCTTGACCGAAATTAAAATCAATGAATTTAACATCATTCATATACTCAATATCAAGAAGCTTTTTAATATAATTAATATACCAATCATATGCTTCCTTTTCTTTATACTTCTTTCTTTTATCAAGCTTGTTACCATCAGTATCCTGATTCTTTGATAACATATTTAACCATTCTCTACACGTTTTAATAGTAGATGGCTGATCAAGTAGCATATACTGAATATTCTCTTTATAAATGCGAAATGCTTGTTGTTCAATAAGGTCATATTCATTCTTCATATCATCCAATACTTGTTTCTTTGTTGACAATCTTCTTTCTGCTTGTGCAAATTTATTTAATGAACCCATTTCATATTCGCCATTATAGTTGTTGTACGTGTCATTTTTATATGCTAAAGACATTAATCGTTCACCTCTCTTATATTTTATGGTTCATAAAAATCATTGATTTTATCATTGCTTTAATTTTTCTCTTTGTATACAAAGGAAACCTGAATTTACTTACCATTCTCAAGTTCAACTTTGTAATCATCCTTCTTACACATATAAATGATATTTTCTTCCAATCTGATCAATAAGTTCACTGCCCATTGGTCTAAAACCAATTACAGTAAGTGTTCTACCATCTTCTTCGGGTTCTAATTCAGTGTGACAGTTATCCCTTATGAGCCAGAAATCTTTACCTTCAACCATTCCTAATTCTTCTGCCATAGTCTTAGCTTTTAGCAACTGATTCTTATTCTTGGCTTGAAGAACACATTTTGTAAATTCGCCCTCAATCCAATTATGAAGAATATCTTCGTCAATATAACCATCGACATGACCATCTAAATCGGTATTATTTCTAATAAACCAATTGAGAAATGCCATAGAGCCGTGACTGACTTGAGCTGCGAGTTTCCCAGAACTCATATTTAAATCTTTTCTAGCAATAATAATTTGTTTATACATATACATCCTCTTTCCACTCATCCAACCAATAGAAGCTGTCAATCTGTTTATCAAGTTGTCCAACCTGCTCTCTTAGTTCAAATTCTTTCTTCTTACTATCCGTTCTCTGACACTTCTTCCACAATTCTTTACGCTGCTTAGTTAATTCATTGTATTTATCCGATATATCAATCTCATCTACGACTGAAATCTCAATCTTCTCTCCACAATGAGGACAGAACTGGATTGGATAATTGTCTGTTTGTTCGTATTCATCTCCACAAGAGTTAAATGTTTCAGTATATGAAGTACAAAATTGAGGAATTATATTGTCATCTGAACCTCTTACTACTAATCCAAAAGTATCGTTACATACCAAGTCTTCGCCTGTAAAAACAATAGTTTTATCATTCTGAATCTCATCACAGCAATGCGTAAATGGTTTATACTTGTACGAATAAGTATCATTAAATTTTAATCTAATCAATTCTATCTTCATATCTTTATCCCCCTAAACATCTTCCACATAAACAGTAATGCAACTTCCAATCTCACCACTCACTTTTGGGAATACCATTGTAATACTATCTATGTAATATTCTTCTCCGTCTGTATCAATGACATCATTAGTATTGATTATTAATGGAATTTCGTTCTTTCTCATATAGTCTAGCGTCTTAAAAACTTCTGATACATTCTCTACTTCTGTATATCCAAGAAGCTTATAATCATCATATCTGTCGCTAAAACCAACAATTCTTATATGCAAGTTCTATACCTCCTTATATTTAGTTATTCTCTCTTTTATTTTGGAAATAGTGAGCA